TGCCTTCTATGTTCCAACCAACAAATTTATTACCTAGTTTGTAAATAGAATTTGTGTGGGTCATCCAATCTCTCTCTTCTAATCCAATCTCTTTCATCATTGTACCCAGTTGAGGCAAAGTACTTTCGCCTACTCCAATAGGTGGAATTTTATCACTTTCAATGATAGTTACTTTGATATTCGGATGTTTGACTGCCATCCAGGCCGCTGAGAACCAGCCACCTACACCGCCACCAACTACAACAATACTTTTAATTTTAGATTTCATTCTTCTCTCCTTTTCGTAAAATGTCTTTTACGATGTGTCTTCTAATCTTTCCCATTGCATTTCGTGGCAATTCATCTGTCACGACAATGATATCTTTGGGCAACTCATAATACATTAACTTTGTCTTTATTTGCTCTGTTACGTAGTATTTATTCATTCTTTTATCAGTACTTCTTATAACGGCTACTAGTTCTTTTTCTCCGAGACCTCGTTCTCTATATGTTACACATACTTCATCTACGCCCTCACATGCAAGGATGGCAGTCTCTACTGCTACAGGTGACACATTAAAACTATTCACCTTAATCAAGTCCTTTGCTCGTGTCTTAAATACCAACTCGTTATGTTCCCTCTCAAATACATCACCAGTACACCAATATCCCTCATCATCAATAATCATTTCTTCACTATTTAAGTATTGTTTTGTTATTGTTGGACCTTTCAACCACAACACACCAAATCTATCTAATTTATGCTCATAAAATTCTGTTACTGAGAGTTGTAATTTGTGTTCAGTATTGGGTTCAATAAGATGGGTGAGTGCAGGTACATGTGTTTCTGTGCATCCATAAAGATGCCTAACAAGTGGAACTCCCTTATCAAATAATATGTCTATCACTTCGTCAGTGATTGCGGTACTGCCAATACTCAACTGTCGATAATGGGACATACTATAATCTTTCCATTTACGAACTTTTTGCAAAGCAAGTAACATTGCTGGTACCATCGTGCCGATAGTAGGCTTCCATTTGTTACATAATTCTATATACCTTCTCGGTTCAAACGATTCAATAATTACAGTAGCACCTTTTATTAATCCCGGCAAAGTATACAAGTACATGCCAGCAATCGTTGATGGCGGAAGTTGAGATAATATTACATCATCAGATGTTAACTTGTGTATTGAAATACTATGTAGACATCCTAGCATACATCCAGCGGCTGAATGAACGACCGCAGATGGACTACCATTTGTGCCACTTGTAAATAAAATAGTATAGGTAGCATTGTCTTCTTTGACATACACTAGACCTTTATTATGTGGTTTTAGTTCTAAGGCATCTTGCTCACTCATTATAACATGGTCGGGTTTACAAGCATCGACAATATCAAATAAGTAATCTTCTGGTAAATTAGGATGAGTTGGAATGAATGTTACTCCTAGGATATCACAAGCAAGTATCATTCTCACATAATGATATTCTTTTTCACTTGCAAACAAGATTTTTTCACCTGGTTTTATAGCAGTTGATAAGACGGCAGCCAGTGTCTCTACACTCTCTATGAGTTCAGAATAGGTATATTGCTTATCTTTACAAATAAGTGCGGTCTTAGACCCGTGTTCACGAGCGGAATGCTTTATAGTTTCAAATATCATAGTACTATTGTACCATAAAAAAAGAGGGAAGTCAATAGACATCCCTCTTTCATCTTCTAGGTTATGTAGTCTAGGATTACCTGATACCCTACGTATCCCGGCAGCCCCCTAGTGGGCTATTCTTTTAGGCGTTATGTGCCTCGATAATTAACTTACCGTGTTTTTTGAAGAACTTCTCAATACAAGGCACTTTTCTAGGTTCTAGAGGTAACTTGTAAACTTTAAGAGCAGTTCTTCCACCCAATACTGTCATTTCAGTATCGAAGTTTTCCATCATAAAATTGAAGAAGTTGTCAGCCATTTTGTACAAATCATCCATTTTATCTTTACCATTTCTATCTACAAAGTCTTTCAACTCATAACATAGTGAAGTAGTCAATGAAAACATTGCTGAAATCTCTCTGGCTTCTTGTGAAAGTGTAGTAACTGTACCGTCTAGGATATCAGAAGGAACAGGTAACTTCCCAGAAATGGCTCTGTGAGCCATAAACTTAGTAGCAACTCCGTCACCAACTGTACCAGCAATCAAGTCGTGTAGTCTACTATCGCTAATTTCTTCGCCTTCTTTTGGTAACATTTCTGAAACAAAAGTCCAACTTCTTGGAGTAGCAAAGGCTCTTGAAGCCGTTCTAGGGTCAAAGTTAAATAAGTCCATCTTGTTAGATGTTAAGAAACCAACAACATCGGCATTGATTTTATTCTCTAATGCCCAAGTCTGCCAATCTTCAAAGTCAACACCCATTTCTAAGTGAACAAATCTGTTAGCAAGTGGTGAAGGCATTCTATAAGCAACACCTCTATCACTCTCTCTGTTACCAGCCGCAACGATTAATACGTTATCTGGTAGAACATAAGAACCCAATCGTCTATTCAGAATTAACTGATAAGCCGCGGCTTGAACTGATTGTGGTGCTTGGTTCATTTCGTCAAGGAATAAGATAACAGACTCGTATTGGTCTGCTAATTCTTGACTTGGTAAATCTGAAGGAGTAGCCCATTCCATTTGACCGGACTTCTCATTGAAATATGGAATACCTCTTAAGTCAGTTGGTTCCATCAGAGCAAGTCTAAGGTCAATCATAAAACCTGACCTTTCTTGTGTAATACTATCTACAATTTCTGATTTACCAACACCGGGAGGACCCCAAATAAACACTGGTCTTTTTCTGTTAAATGCATAGTTGATTTCAGCCCTAACATCACTAGGTCTGACTACTCTTACATCTAAATCGTTTGTTGATACTTTATTCATAACATAACCTCTCTATTTAATATATTATTATTGTAACACGAAACCGAAATCTGTCAAGTTTTTCATATTTTCTTGTTCGCATCAAACTTGTTTGCCATATCATCGAAGATGGCATAGAAATCTTCACCTATTGCATCAGCCCAACCATCTAAGTTTAGGTCTGCATCTACAAAGTTCCAATTAACACTACCATCATCTAGTAGATTTTCTTCGGAATTTGCTGATTCGTTGAATGCTCTTTCGAACTTTTTGAAATTTACTGACATATTTAACCTCTCTTTTAATTAACTATACTAGTATTATAGCACAAAAGCGGTATCTGTCAAGTTTTTGAGGTATTAAAAAAAGTCTTATTTTCTACCCATAAATCGATATCACCATCAATCATCAGCAATTCTGCCGCTGGAATCTCTTCAAATAAGACTAATTTAGACTTTCTTAGATAATAGGGAGTTTTGAGATACTTATCAAGTGCAAGTATTTGATTACCTGTACCAGTAGCAATTTTTGATTTTATCTCTATATTGTATGTTTTGAAATGTTTTTTGAGAATATCTCGGCCAAGTGCAGAAACTCTAAATTGATTAGATAGAGTACTTATAAAGATATCACTTTGAGTGAGTTCTTTTCTACCTGCTATTTTTCCAGTTGTGTGTTTGTTAATATAATTTATTAACTCAATCTTTTTCACTTTACAACTCTAATTTGTCACCTTTAGTTAAGACGTATACTTCGAAATCTTCACATCTAAATAACTTATTCAAACGTTGTGCTAGGTTGATTGCATGTCCAGGATTACTAAAAGATACTTTCTTGTATTTTGGACCAGGAAAGTTTACCAACGAGTTGAGGCTACGAAGATTTATCGCAACTCCTTTATAAAATACGGAATATACTGCCGTTGCTTTTAGTACTTGCTCACTACGGTATGTTTGATTATCCGTGTGTTCCAAGATTATTGTAGGTTTTGGTCTTGCCATAAGAGTATCCTTATTAATGGTTCTACTCTTATTTATCTAATTATTAGAATAATAGACGTATATAATGGTTATTCCTCATTGAAACCACCACCATCCAGTGTGCTTCCAACGTTGGTATTGTCTTTTTTTAGTTCTAATAGCAATAAAGCAATATCATTTTGTATATTGACTGCTTCATCCATAGGAAGTGTTATCTTGTGGTCACCTCTAAGATTTGCTCGTTTGATTGCCGCTAGAAAATCTTTTAAACTTTTATAATCCATCTCGTTTAATCGCTAATTTTGTTTCGTTTTGCATTTCAGATTTAGTTTTGAATGGTCCTATAAACTCATAAGTATTTAGTGTATCAAGTTTCCCACCATAAAACCATCGCCAGTCAACTGCAAATCTTACTCCGTAATAACCAGCGGCATATCGTACTTTACTTGTTTCTGTTTTAGTATAGGTTGGAATTTGTTTTCCTTTTAACTCTATTGTTTCTGTGTTATATGGCACATGTTTAGAAGGATAGTCTTCTACAATTCCTAATGAAGTCTTCAAGGCTTTTCTTTCAGATAACGGATTCGATTCAATTACAGGACTTTCTTTTGCTTCTAATATATTCTCACCAAAACATTGTATGAGTTCTGAATGCGTAACGTGTTCGTTATTGATTCCAGAAGATATATCTGTATTTCTTACATTGACTACAAAATCATCAGATGAGCAGAAACGTATTGTTCCTATTTTAATACCTGAGTTTTCTATAATCCAAAACTTATCTTTAACTATTTCTTTACTGTATATCATATTTTTTAAGTATCTTCCATGTCCCTTTCCAGTTCTTTACATTATGGCATTTAGAAAATGCATATGGTCCATATTCAATTGCTTGTGCGATTCCATAATCATTTCCGCCAGGTTGTATATTGTCACCGAAGAATACCAGTTCATCTTGGAATGTGAAATCTTTAAGTATCTGGGCTTTGTCTTTCCCTATCTCAATGATATCTAGTCCAGTTTCACCTGCTACTTGTGACGTAATATTAAATTTCTCTGAGAACTTCTTATTAAATTCATCAGAAATCTTTTGTCTTTCATTAGTTGATGTATCATGTGTAACATACTTCTTTCTTTGGGCCCTTGATGCATTTCTACCAAGTATACTAAAGTTTAATAATCCTGGTCTAGAGTCAAAATGTAATCCAGTTTTTGGTTCCCACTTACTACTAATCATTTTCTTTACTAAGAACTTGTATGCTACCTCAGGTAACTCAAAATCTTTAGTGTTCATTACACATATACCATTTTTGTACTTTGTATTACCAGATGAATTGTATACACATTCTACCTTTTTGAATAGTTCTTCACCAACTTGTTCTTCTGTTTTGGTTCTATCACTTCCTGTGACCAGATAAACATTATTCCACTTGATGAACTCTAAGAACCATAGTCTAAAGTTTTCGTTTATTCTATCTCTACTTGGAGTTAAAGTACCATCTACATCAAAAATATAATTTTTCATTTACTTCCAAAACAATATAACTAATCCATAAACGAATGTTATGACTGCAAACACTAATAAGGATTCAACCAATGAAGTTGGTTTTCTTTTTCTCATCTTGCCGGATATGGCTGATTAAGAATTGATGCGAGTTCATCTGGTGATTTAGCAAGATTTTGTAAATCATGTATGCCGCAGAACTTTAGAAAGTTCATACCAACACCAACATTACTTTTTGGCACACTTCTTTCTGCGATTGTTTCTACAAACTTAACTTTTAAGTCCATAGGTTGAGCAGTTAAGTCTACCAGTTTAACATTGCGTTCATAGTCATCACGGACAGTATGCTCTTCGCCATTGTGGTCAGTCCAACGTTGTAACATAAAGTTATTCCAATTGAAACCACCAATATCTTTATCAGCAAATGCTTCTAACATACCTACTTTGTTCTTGGTACCTTTCTTACGACAGCCAGGATATGCTGAAAAGATATTATCTGATGTATCGCCACGGACACATTTCTCAAACAATGCCCACTTCGGGTCTACTTTCTCTTTGATTTCGCCAGTCTTCTTCTCTTTGATAGGAGTCATATTCTTATCATCTTTAAAGAAACCATCTTTAGTAATAATACGATTTTGTACACCATCATACATAGTTACATTGTCGGTGATAAGTTGAAAGTAATCACTATCACTTGACACAATAATATGATTATCATTTGGATGTGCCTCGATGAATAATGCAATCATATCATCTGCTTCGGCTTCGGAATTTTGCAATAACGTTACGTTTGTCTTTTCATCTAAGAATGTAATCATATCATCATACGATTGATACATGATTTCGTCTTCTTCTTGTTCTCTAACACTCTTGGCCATTTGAGCAACTTTTCTATTCTTCTTATATGGCTCATAGAAGTCTTTACGCCAACTACGACCTTCTAAGCAGAAGACGGCATGGTCCGCATTGAATTTATTATAACATAGTTTAACACTACTAAGCATAATATGATATGCCATACCAATTTTCATATCAATACTAGCACCACGCATTGCTACGTGTTTTGCTCTATGATACATATTAAATGAATCTACTAAGATGAATGTCGCCATATGTTCCCCATTTATGAATAAGTTGATACTATTATAACACGTTTTTCTGTTTTGGTCAAATTAATAGTACTCAGAAGTATCTTTATCTGTTTTAACCTTGCTAATAATTAACCCATCTTTGCTGTCAGTCATTACACTTTTTCTGACACCTTCTGCGTCTTCTAAATCATTCAGTACAATATTCTTACATAAATCATTAAACCAGTTATCAACGATTTGGTCTTGTTCAAGACCTTCATATCCGTTTTCTGCTAGATACTCTACGAACTGGTCATTGAAATCTAATTCAAAGAAACCTTGTCCTGGTTTATCTTTATCTAATTCCATGCCAACAACTCTGACATATTCTTTGCCTTCTAATGTTGCCATGTTTTTATCATGTTCATGCTGGTCTATATGACCGTACTTGAAGTTAATCTTTTCAAGTGCAATTGCTTGTTCTTTTTCGTCAACAATTCGTCTAGCAATTGCTCTTTCTTTTTCTTCTGGTGTGCCAAACCAGTTAGATGGATTTAGTGGATTGCTCATCTATATACTCCTTTCTTTGGTTGTTCTTTTTGTTTTCTTATCATTGCTTTAGACATATAAGGTTTAGGTATTTGAAATCCTCGCTTTTTTCTTCCAATAGGAACTTTTGCCCATCTATCAATTGTATTGCCTTTCTTGTTCTTATACTTAACACGAACAAGTACATCTTTAATCTTTGATTGGATATCAAACAATGCTTGTTTTAGTCCTTTGTATTCTTTTGATTCTATTTCTGTACCATCTAACGTTTCAAACGTAAATGTTTTCATCTTACTGCTCATTTGTTCCCCTTTCATATTCAGTGAAGTCGTAGTCTTTATCTCTCCAGACTTCGTTATCTTCTTCATCTAAAATTTTAATCCATTCAATGTTAAAGTCTCCTAACCCAACTGGTGTTTCATTTTCTGGTTCATGGTCAACTGCATTCTCACCCAAATCGTCCATTAAATCATCTAAACTTTCAGCAGTGTTTCCTTCACGTACAAAGAATTTCTTCTCAGCATCATAGTAATCAACTTCCCAAATAACTGTGAAGTTTACCATCCTATTTTCTCCCACGGAACATCTTTATCACCAAAATGTCCGTATACACAATTCTCACTATACTTATAAAAATTAAATAAACCAAATCTATCAATAATTCCTTTTGGTGTTAGGTCGATATTTTCTTCAATATACTTTTGAATAGTTCTATTGTGTCCGTTTGAATCTACATAGATACTTGTTGGTTCTTTAACGCCAATAGCATATGATAATTGAATTTGGCACCAATCTGCCATGTTATCTGCTACAACATTCTTTGCTAACCATCGTGCCATATAGGCGGCACTTCGGTCGACTTTTGTGGGGTCTTTTCCAGAAAAAGCACCGCCACCATGGGGAGCATAGCCACCATAAGTATCAACGATAATCTTACGCCCGGTAAGTCCTGTGTCACCATCAGGACCACCAATGACAAACTTGCCTGTAGGATTAATATGCCATGTAGTGTTTTCATCAATCAAATCTCCCATTACAGTATTAGCAGTTTCAGATACCATAGCCTTAAGCATGTCCTCAAACCCCTCTTTGTGTTGCGTACTTACAACAATCTGGTCAGCACGTTTTACTTTACCACCTTCATATTCCAAACTTACTTGTGATTTTGCATCTGGTAACAGATATCTATAAGCACTTTTGCGTTTTTCTTTGATGTCTTTAAGTATCTCGTGTGCGTAATATATAGGTGCTGGTAGCATTGCTTCGTTGTCATTACACGCATAACCAAACATTAATCCTTGGTCTCCAGCGCCGAAATCATCGGTTCCTAGTGCGATATCACCTGACTGTGAATGAATCTCATTGTAAATCTTTAGTTTGTCCCAATGAAAGCCTTCTTGTTCATATCCAATTTCTTTAACGGTATAGCGTATAATTTCTTCTACATCGTCCTTGCTAACGTTAAAGTTCTTTACTTCACCCGCTACCGTTACATGGTTAGTGGTTACAAGTGTTTCGACTGCGATTCTTGTAGTTTCGTCACCATTTTTTAGTCCAGCATCGACCATTCTATCACTAATCTGGTCAGAAACTTTATCTGGATGTCCATCGCTCACACTTTCGCTTGTAAAAATATAGTTATTCATTTGAATCCTTAATAAAAGTTAATAGTTATTTACCATTATACAAAATAATAGACCAAAAGTCAAGTGGTTTTATTCTATTGTCTTTCCCAAGTATGCTCAGAAGTCAATTTAAAACTGCCAACACAGGGCATATTCCAACGCTCTGGTTCTATCATACTTAAAAACAGTCCATTATTACCCTTGTAAAGATGATATATTCTGCCTACTACAGGATTGATGCTACATGTGGCATTATACACCATTTCAGTATCTTCTGTTAGTTTGGCTAATCTAAAGTATTCTTGTTTGAGTTCTTCAAATTTAGAAGTAAGTTGTGCCCGAGCATTTGCACCTCGTTCTCTTTTCTTAGATAATACAGCAGGAACTGTAAATGCAGGTGCTCCTACATTAGTTGGGTAAGAAGATAATCCAGGATTATCTACTACTAAGTCAGACTTCTTCACTTTTCTTGTAATATAGAAAATACGTCATAGCCAGCATCACGTAATTTCGCACCACCACCTAAAAACTCTAGTTCCATTATACTTAATACACATGAAATAGTCGCTTCACATCTTTCTGTCAATTCAATGGCAGCCTCAATAGTTCCACCTGTTGCTATGACATCATCTATGATTAAAACTTTATCACCCTTTTGTATTGCATCTATTTGTAAATGCAATTCATCGGTTCCATATTCTAGTTCGTATTCAGTAAAGATTGTTTCTCCTGGTAGTTTGCCTTTCTTTCTTGCCATTGAAAAAGGTATACCAGTTTCTGAACTCAATGCACCAGCCATTGGAAATCCACGAGCATCTAACCCAATGATTTTGTCAAATTTTATCTTACCTTTTGCTAAAAGATAATCATTAAACAATGACATCACATCGTGTAAGCCTCTAGGTGCATTGAATATACTTGCCATATCCTGATAGAGTACACCAGGCCGAGGATGGTCCGGTATTACTCTAATCAGGTTTTGGATAGTTTTTGGAGTTGGCTTGATTATAGTCACTAGTCTTGTAGTTCTTTTTCTAGTCTTACAATCTCTTCTTTCAGGTGCAACTTTTTAAGTTTTAGTTTAGAAACAACTAGGTCCTCTGTGTGCATTTTATATGCAGTAGTGATACCATTATCTAAATCTCTATGTTGCTTTTTTAAGTGAATGAGACGTGTACGTATTTTCTCATCTTGGTCTGGTCTTACGGGTGTAGTCATATTACTTCTCCTATATTATAGACCTCTCTGAATGTATTTATACTTTTAGTTTCCTGCTTTTGCTGGTAAAATATACTCATATAGACCTAACCCACTGTCAACTGCAATCATCATAGCACCTTGGTCTGAAATCTTCATATTCATTGTGCTTGTATCACTTAGTCTAAGAATAGTTAGAACTGTTGACAATGGAAAACTCCAACCTGTCTTTAGTTCACCTTCTACATTACTAGCAAATGGAAGTTCTACTTTATCTGTTGAACTATCACCAATAAAGAATACTAAGTTACCATCAACTGTTCTGACAGTAAGTAATGGGTCAAATGCACCTAGAATACCAGCAAAGTATTGTAGGTCTTTGATTGCTTTTTGTGTTGGCATGATTTCTACATTCCACGCCGCACCTCTGAAAGTTGCAGTTTTAATTTGTGCATCTACTAACTCACTTACGATTACTCGATATGAACTATCAAAACCACCTGGCATTGAGAAGTTAAGTTCAGTAGTAACATTTTCACCATTTCGTGTTTCTGTCCCTACTTTAACATCTGACTCAATTTGATTGCCTTCTTTATCTTCACTAGTATAACTAAGAAGACCATTAAGAACGCCTAAACGTCCTAGACCAAACTTGCCTTCAAATTCAGGAACTGGCGTGTGTAATTTGCCACTTAATACAACAGTACGGTCATCATCCATTGCATCGATTGTAGTTCCCTCTCCATCTGTTGTCACTTTAGCCGCTTGGATAATACCTAGCGAATGTGTGTGCTTCACAATATCTTTTAAAATATCACGCATTTTTGCTCCTTTTGATTAATATTAATTTATTATAACACAATTTAGAACCATTTGTCAACCTATAAATCGAATAGATTATCAAAGGTTTCTGATGCATTTGCATCACTCATATCCCAATTTAGTACTCCAATTAGGTTATCTAGTTTCTTATCAACAATAGTCTGTTCCATTAACTCATGGTCAAATGGCAAATCTTGGAACCATTGTGGTATTTTTGTAGCATCTACAGGATATGCAACACTTTTCAACTTAAATGTATTTGGCTTTAGTTTACATATAATACATTTCATACCATCTACAATTTCTACTGCATATCGGTCTTGATTAAGTTCTCGCAACATATTCCAGTTTAGTGCGGCTGATACGTGTCCAGGAAGATGTACTTTATCTCTTTTAGATTTATCGCCGCCATTATTCAAATCTCTTGCCATTGCCTTCTTTGCGGCATTCACACGATTCTTATATGAAGTCAAGTTATTCACACGAGATTGAGAACCTTTTTCCCAACCAGGTTTTGCTCTAAACTCTTTCTTAAACTCTTTGACCATATCGATAACGTCTTCACGTGTACCATCAGTCAACACTTTCAATAGCACTTCACTGAGAAAGTTTTGCATATAACCAGGAGTATCAGAACGTTTAAGGTCAAGACCCATCGCTTTAATCTTTCCTGGTTTACCATCTACATCACGGCGTTCACCATCATCATCGTAGATAAGCATTGCATATCGTTTCTTCTTAATAAAGATACCTTGTGTCGCACAGTTCTCACGACCAGCAACAATAATCTCACCTTCTTTTCTAGGAACATTAAAGAATGTTTTCATAAAATCTGGAAAACTTTCATTAACTTGATTCGCTACCTCGTCATACAAAGATAACACTTTATCTTTATCCCACTCAATAGTTCCATCATCAATCTCTTGCTGGTATACAGGATACATTGAATAGTAAATGGAGTCTGTGTCGCCGTAGATAACTGCTGGACCTTTGTAATCATATGCACCTGCAATAACTTCATTTGTCTTAGCACCCATGTGTCGAGTAATACAACGACCTGTTAGAGTTGTACTCTGACCAATACGTTTATCATAGAATCGACAACCTTGATTCAAAATCGCACCATATAATGAGTTCAAGTTAATCTTCTTAACAAGTTGTCGTTTATCCCAGAATGCTATTTCTTCTTTATCACCGTCTTCAATTGCCTTTTTCTTGTTCTGTTGCATCACTTGTCGTTCTGCATACCAACGTTCTAATAAACTTGGAATGATACCTTGAACATCTTGTTTGAAAATAGTACCATTGGCTGTAAGAGTCCAGTTCAATTCACTATTGTATATTAAATCGTATGCTTCTTGACCTGAAAGTGCTTGTGTTGTTTTGTTATCTTCCCATGGGGAATCTTCTAAGACTAAAGTAATACTACTTGCTTTGTCTTTCTCATTAACTAAACGAAATTCTTCTGAACTAAACGTTTCGTCCCATGCTTGAGATGAACCGTATGTTTTAGCACCAGTCTTTCTGCCCTCTGATATTCTATCGCCAATAAGTTTATTTGTAAAGTCTGGTCTTAGTTGTCCAGCAATAGTTTCTGGCGACATATTCATTGCACGAATAACTGATGGATAAAGAGAGTTGATATCAATACCTGCTACCCACTTCTGTAAACCTTTCTTAGGAACTGCCACGAAAGCACCTGCGGCCTTTTGCATTTCTAAGTCATGTAATTCTTCATCACTCAAATCAACATCATCATCTGACCATTCACGTCTTTTTCTGTCAGGAACAACCATGCCTCGTCTGTGTGCTTCGTTAATGATTGCTTGTTCAGTAACAGCAACAGCACCCATTGTTGTTTTGATGTTCACTGTATTATCATGTGCAATCTCATTTGCTAGTTCAATAAATCTTAGTTTCTTATCAATCTTATCAAGTAGTGCAACGTCTTGTCTGTTATAGGCTACGAATTTGTAGAAGTCATTATTATACAACTGGTCGAGTGTGCCGTCATATGCAACTTTTTGTTCACCTACTTCGTGTTCACCAATTGTATCAAGTGAATAGGAATGCATTTCATGGTAAGTATACTTACGATATAGTTCTAAGTAGTCTAAATGAATTCTTCCGAACAAATCAAACGTTTCTTGTTCTTTACCATATTTTACTATCTTACGTTTCTGAGGTACTAAGTCCCATAAACATAATTTGCGTGTATGCGACTTACTTAACACTTCAGTTATTCTATTAACAGTATAAGGAATATCATAACCTTCAGAGTTCCATCCAGTTATTACATCAGCATCCTCAATCACATCTAAGAAGTCATTGAGCATATCTGCTTCACTTAGATATAATTGAGTATTCTCAAACTGGTCACAAATACGTTGGGCTTCTTCGAGGCCTTCACCACTTCTCATTGACTTTGGTGGAATAGCAAGAGTTACAAGTAAATCTAGCCATTGAAGATGTACTGTGATTGCCGTGATTGGCATGAATGGGTCACTAGGGTCAGCAAACCCTCGACTTGCATCGAAGTCGGTCTCAATATCGAAGAAAGCAGTATTAAGTGTTGGTGAATCTATACCGTTATAGTTCTCACTCAAACACTTGACTTCAGGCTTCATATCACTTTCGTAAAATGTTTTACCTACGTTTATCTTTCGTTCTTTATGGAGGTCTTTAAGACGTTTACATTTTATTTGACGAACTTTGTCACCATGAATACTTACATGGTCACCGCGTGGGTCTTTCACATAGAAAGTCCGCCACGCTGGGTAATCATTGTAGACTCTTTTGCCTTTTATTCGTTCTACAACTTGAACAATATCTTTGTCTTTGTTGTAGAAGGCATCTACATAACTCAAAGAGTGCGTCCTACAGTTTCTAAGATAGTTTCCATATCTTCAAAGTCTTGGCGAGTTTCAGCGAGTTTCGCCTTGTGTGCAACTGAGATTGCCTTGTTTAAAACCGCTGGTTTTACATCGATTTCTTCAGCAATTGCTCTTACTGTATCACGTAATCCACCTTTGAGGTCTTCGCATTCTTGTAGAACCAGACAACCTTCATTCACTAATTGAATGAGTTTTGCTTTTTCTTCTTCGTTAATTGCATCTATTGACATATAAATCTCCTATAAGTTGGACAATAAAAAAGAGTGCTTTCACACTCTTTATATATTAACATAGGTGACTTTGAAAGTCAATAGATTATTTGTCTAATTCTTGTGCTTTTTTCATGGCCTGTTCTACCATATCATTCGCATGTTGTTTTGATGCCACAAGAGGATTACCGAAACCAGATTTATCGGCCGCTTTTGCTAAAGCACCCGTGGCAAAATTCTTAACTTTGGTGCCAACTGTTTTTATTCTATTCTTCGTTAAATCTTTTTTCGCTTGTGCTACGTGGGCTGGAGTAGTGCCTGCACCACCAACTTTTTTGCCCATATTCGCAATCATCTTGCCTTGTGGACTATCGGCCTTATGCATTTTACCACTTTTATCTTTTATCATTCCATTTACTGCACCCTTTGCCGCACCTCTGGCTATTTGACCTTTAACACCTTTAGATGCTAATGCACCGCCAACTGCTTTTGCCGCTTGTCCTAATGCTGGTAAAATCTCATCAATACGTTTGCCTTCTGCAATACCTTCTTTAAGTTTGCTAAATGCAAAGTTTGACATTCTAAGCATGCCTTCTTTAGTTCTTAGCATATTATCAATTTTTTCTTTGTTAGCATCGTTTACTGCGTCATATACTTGTGATACTGCTGATGCTGTGTATAAATCTACTTTCATCTTGCCATCGTCAAATTTGACTTGCATGTTTTGTTTGTCTGCTACAATCTTTTTAATCGTATCAATTGCTTTATTACTACTCTTTGGTTTCATATCCATAACTTTTAAGAATTCATCTCTGGCCGCAATTGCTTCTTCATCTTCGTTCACTGATTCAAATTTAGTTCTAATTAAACTTGGCTTGACATTAAGTTCTCTAGTTCTAATATCATCAACAGCATTTTGAATTCTGTAAGCCATTTCAATCGCATTCTTACTTGCGGGTTCTAATTTTTGAATTTCTAAATCTAATCCCAGTTTATATAACATATGTGCATACTCGTCAATTGTGTTTAAGTAGCCTGCTATATTGCCTTCGTTGTCAACTGATACTTCTGCTTCTTTTACTGATTCAAATTTATCTGATACATTCAACGCTTTGTTTATTTGGTCATGAATAATATCTTGTATTTGAAATTCAGTATCGCCGTCTGTGTCCATATCATTAGCAATTAAGCCTTCTTTAACCATTTCATCAACACAACGAATAGCAATATTACGTGTGTCATCGTTATCTAGACCTTCTTTGACTGCTTTCTTATCTTTGGCTGCCTTTTTCATTGGCTCTTTTTTATCACCATCTTTATCTAAGTCTAAGAAGTCTGGCTTTGCACCTTCATTTTTGGCTTTCCATTTTGCTTCTAATTCTTCTATGTCGTTATAATAATCTTTATCCCATTCATAGCCATCTGCTTCTAATTCTTTCCACTTTTCTGGGTCAGAAGTAGTCGTGCCAGAATAAGAACCACCGTCTTGTTTTCTGTACTTTCTCATTCCTGCCGCTAGTTCATCTTTTTTCATTTTAGCAACCATATCATCTCTGCCCCAAAATGAACCTTCTTTTAAACGAGCATCTAATTGAACATCATCGTAGCCTTTGGCTCTCCATAAGTCATATAACTCTTTGGCTTCTTCGTAATTTAGCCACTTGTCATTAACTTCAGTACCACCAACCCAAACAGTATATTCCATTTGAGAACCTTTTACTGTTTTGTCATATTCTTCTTTAGACATATCACCATGATAGTCATCATAAGATTCTGCTTTAGAAAGTATCATATCTTTCCATTCATATCTTGGGTCACCTGCTTTAAAACGTTTCCATGCTTCAGTATTATTATCTTTGTCTGCTTGTGTTACTTCCATTTTACGTGGTTCAGGATAATTACCTTCTGCCAAATGTGCATCAATACCTGCTGTTGATTTCATTCCCCAATGTTTAGCCGCATTCTTTGCCGCATCATAAGATGATACTGCATGAGTTTCATGTTTGCCTTTTTTGGCATGAACGCAAATGTAAGGACGTTCTTTTTGTTCTGTAAGTTGTGTCAGTTTCATAAGCCTTCTACCTTTTAATCATTGGTGTTTTAACTGGATGGTTATAAGATAAGTTGCCTACTTCGGCACTATATCCCATCTTAGTTTTCTTTTTTTTCTTAGATTTTTTAGATGCATATATGCTCTGTTTTGGGTCACCACCACCTAAAGGTGCCGCCACTGTGGCTATACCACCAGCACTTGTCATTTCACCTAATATCTCATGTATTTTCATAATAGTATTTATCTAAATTGTTTTAAAACGAGTTCATCAAAATGTGGAAATTCAGACTTATATGAGATTTCTCTTCTATCTTCTAGCATTTTAAACTCTTCTGAAGCAAGATTCTTCATCTCTGAACTGACCCTAGAATTTAAAATTTGATTTCTGAGTGATTTTAACATGGTAATATACTCATTTTTCTTATAAAGGTTAGTCATTTCATTCTCCATATACTCTATCTGTTCTGACACAGCATCAGCATGGCGACTACTTAACATTGATATAGATAAATGTCGTGGTTCTTCTATATAGTTGATTAGAAACCATACCTTTCGCTTATAGTCATGTTCTGCTAACTTATTGTTTATATAGACAAGATAGTCTTTAAAATACGGCAGAGATAAGGCATTATGGGCACAACCAAATCCTATAACTAGATTCTTCAATCTTGTTGACTCTGTTAAGAACATATCTAAGTTATTGTCCCACGTCTTAAAGTCCATTCCCCACCGAATTAGTTCTGCTCTCTCGTTAATTGCTTCTCCAGATAATTGCATAATGTATATTATGTTAGGAGTACGTTCAATCAATTCAATAAATTTCGTAAATTTCTTTTTAGGAAAAGCCATACCAGTTGTAATTGTAACTGTTACTTCTTGCTCTGGCTTTACATGGAATTTTGAAAGGTATTCTAGGAATACATACATATGGTCAGTAAAGAAAGGTTCACCGCCTAATAGACTTAAATTAATAGTAGGAGCATCTGCTAATGTAGTATTGAAATACTCGGTCAGTAAATCCATTACTTTATGAAATATCTCATCTTCAGTATCAGGATATCGTTCCTTTAATTCTTTTTGCCATCTTGAACTGAGTTGTGGTCCACAATATACACAGGCTAGATTACACTTGTTTGTCAGTTCAAGTTCGATAAAGGTAGCAGGAGTCTCATAATCAAATTTAATAGAATGATTAGTATATAATGTTCTGTGACTTTGTCCATACCTATCTTCTGATTCCCAACATACATGGCAATCTGGACATCTTACGCCAGTTGCTAAGTCATTTTTTCTCTTTTGAAGAATTGGATGATTGAAAAGAAAATCTATACCATTCGTGTTTAGAGTTTCTAAATCAAATGTAGTTTCTTTTGTTTGTTGAGCAGTTAAGTCTGTTTTACAACACCAACTAACTGTTTTCTTGGGTAATGATATGATAATATCATTCCAAGTTTTATAACACATTGTGTCTTTGTTATACACTTGAATGCCTTTATCGTAAATTTTTCTTTGGAACTCCGTCTTTATCAACTGCATTGCCAAACTTGGCCGCTTGTTTCTTAATCTCATCAGGACCTACATCAACAGTAGTGTTAATACCTGGTACGATTTTGCCTACACCACCAGTTTCGTTAGTTTTTTTTCTTTTCAAAAGATTGATTTCTTTTTGTAAGATATCAACTGCTTTTGTTAATTCCTCCATTTTAAATTCGTGTGACAAATCAGCAACATCACTATCTTTTTCATTATTCTCAACATCTGCTAATAGAGCCGAAAGAATATTATCTGCTTGAGGATATTTTGCTTTCAACATCATCATTGCTCTTGCAGTTTTAGGGTCAAAGGCTTTTAACTCATCATCTGTCTTTTCTTTTTTTTCTTTAACTGACTCTTTACGACCTAGAGTTGCAATGCCCAAGTCCAGTAAATCTTTTCTAGTTACGTTTCCTTTGTACTTATTGTATATCTTTATAAGTTCTTTCCATTGTTTCTCACTTGGTCTAGCCATCCAACCTTTTTTAACCATGTCTTTGACATCTGTAAGAGTAAATTCTTTTAATTCAAATTCTTCTATTTCACTTCTACCAATTACATCCAGAATCGATTCTTTATTAATACCACGAGATTTTGGTCCACCTCTTTTACGAGTTGCTTGTAATTCTGCTTTCGTATCAACGACTGCTTTCATCATTGACTGCATGACATCTCTATCTAAAAGTTTTTGTATCTGCTCAAAGTCGCCTCGTTCTGCCATCTTAGTAAGTTCTTTAAGTTTGCCAACTATACTATCTTCTATTTGATTAAGCATAAGTCTGCCGTATCCTTGAATTAATACTTCAGGATTATTAGGGTCTTCTTTGTTCCACTTCCAGATTTGAGAATCTTCTTCTAATTCTTGCTCACTAAACTCGTCACTAAAAATTCTTTTAATTAATGAAGGTTTCTTAGTTGCTTTTGGTAGAAATGATGCAGATGATGTTCTTGACCTAATTGTTGGAGTATGACGTAAACCTGTCTTGCCACTCATACTGTATAATCCTCTACCCTCATTCTTCTTTGCACGTTCTATTCTCGCTTTTTTGATATAATCCATCAATACCCCATATGATAGATTGCGTGAGTCTAGGCCGTCTTCTTCAGCCATTTCTTTGGCACGCATCATCTCATAATATGAGTCTAATGAAGCGGAGCCAGAACTTTCTACTGGAAATTCTTTATTAGATGTTTTGAAATCTGGTTTACGCATTACTGTCTTTACGATTAAATCAAGTTCTTCGTTTTCTCTATCCCAACGTAATGCAAATGGCATATTAATATCAGTTACTAAATCTTTCATTACTGCTTCTTGGTCTGGACCCATCTGTGCGATTGGTTGACCCCAACGTTTGTATTCTTGTTTGAATAAACGTGTAAGTTCACTTGCTGTGATTTGTTTACCATTACGTTCATCATTTACTCTGTCGAGGAAGTGACGTGTAAATTCTACATCAATACCGACTTTACCAAATATTCTATCAGCAAATGTTTCTAACGCTTCTAGGTCAGATGGAGTAATTTGTTTGTCTAATTCGTCTAATCTCATTATAGTTCGCCCGAGTCATATTGTTGAAGTTCTGGTGGTATTCCCATACTTTTTATAGTATTGTTATCTGCAAATGCAGTAAATATCTTTTTCTGGTCTTCATTAGATAAGTTCTTTTTAATCGCTTTGACCAACGTTTCATAACTATATAAATCTTCGCCGTTATCAAGACCTAGGTTCTTAGCAATTTCGTCTGCTGTCTTCCATGGTCCAGCAATAATCTTATTGTTGTTCTTTTTAGTATATCCATCACCAGATGCTTTTGGAACTGGTCTGCGTAAAACTCTTACTAGCCCATCTCTCGGACTAAACATAAATCTTTTTGATTGTAATGGTCTGCCATCTTCAATTGTTTGTTCACTGTTTTCTATATCTAAATTACCAGCAATTGAGGCAATCATTAAGTTACGATATACGCCTTTGTACTGGCTGTCTTTTTCATGTGGTGAATGATAATATGTCTTTAACCAATCTGGGTCACCTGGCATAAAATCAATTTGAACATATCCAGTTCTTGGTCTACCATCTTCTTTAGTCTCATCAAAGTCCATGATTTTAACCTTAGTCATAATCACACTTGACTTTGCAATATCATGTATCTGCTTACTCTTTTTAAGACGTTCTACAAATTCTGGTATCTTGTCTGCATCAATCTTTAGTGCAACATCTATATCGCCACTGAACTCTCTTTTGCCAACACTACCCAATGCATTGTTTCTTAAATCTATACCAAGTTCTTTCTCTAATGGAATAAGTGTTGGATTGATTTCATCAATATGAATTGCGCCAACTCCTGGCAATGAACCACCCTCAGATAATATCTCTGATTGTGCGACTTTGTATTGAGTTAGTTCAAATAAGTTCATTATTATTTACCTTCAAATTGTCCTCTAGCACCGAAATTGGGCTCACTCTTTTTTCTTTTATTGGCATGTCTCCATTCGTTGTGACCTTTTGACCATTTTAGTTTCTCTGCGCCACTGTATGGATTGCTGTCGTATGGCTCACCATTCTTGGCAGCCTTTTGACCTTCTTTGTATTCAGGTGTTCCCTTTGCATTAGAATAATGCATGATGCCTGCTTCGTTTGTTTTCTGACTATCTAGTAGTTTGCTTAGTGCTTCTTTAACTTTATAAGTTTTTCCATCAACGTCAAATGTCTTTTTGCCATCAATTTTTGCTTTTGCTAATGCACCAGAAAATTCATTACCTTCTGTTTCTGTTTCTGGAAACAATTGCTTGTAGTATTTTTTATGTATTGCTTTATACATCATCTCTGATTGTTCAGGTGTTGTGTAACCTTGGCGTTTGATTATCTTTAAAAGACCTTCAACTGCTTTAATCTCACCTCTATCACCGAATGCTTGTGCTAACATAAGAATGTTTTCTGAATGATTGTTTCTATCTTCATTATGCTTATATGTGTCTTGCATCTTTTTCAAGTCACCGCCGTGGTCTTCAGGCGCAACATCTTTATCATCGTAATCATCTGGTCCGTAACCTGCTGGTGTAACATCTTTCCAGTTTTCATTTACTGTGCCAATTTTCTTAATGATGTTAAGAAGAATTTGATTACCATCTGATGCTGTTACTTTTCCATTTTCATCTTTGTTGCTATATGTACCAAACATACGTGAAAAACGTTTTTCAACAACGTCTTTGTTTTTCTTAACCCAAAGCATTAGAGTAGTTAATTTACCTTTATCTTTTAGGATATTGCCTTCATCCCACATTTCAGATGTTCCAAGATATTTTAATCCTGCAGGGTCTCTTTTAACACCATCGTACATCATACTCAAGTCGTGTATAAAGTTTCTCTCTTGTCCACCAAAGCCTTGTTCTGAACTATCTCGTACATGTTCATCAACTTTTTGCTCTACGAAGAAATCTACCATATCCTGTGCGTCACTAAAAAACTTTTGTCCTTTATCATCTTCACGGCTTACAAACCAGCCATCTGCACCACTATCAAAGTCACCACTTGCGATTTCTTTTCCTTTATGCATAATACGAACAACGCCACCATCTGATACTGCTTTATACTGTCCTTTGCCACCATGTGCTAGGACTTGTGCTTCTTCTATTGATTCGCCCAAGTCATTGTTTCTACGAAAATCTGCTACGAAATCTTTAATAGTATCACTGCCTAAGTAACGAACCATATCGTTTAATACGATTTCATGTGCATCATTATCACCACCTAAATCATTAATTAAGTCATATATTGGTTGTGCAAATTCACCACCTGCTTCGTTTACTGATTCACCTAAATGGTTTTTAGCATATGCTTTTACATCTTCTGCATCTCCATGAAATGAAACTTTATATCCACCCCACGGTGAAGTTATTAATTTGCCATTTTCACCTCTATGTATCTGCTTTTTCAAGTTAAATTTCTTATGTGCGTTTGCCATGCCTTGAGGTTCGTAATCTGATATCGTAATTGTTTTTCCATCGTTACTATAAATTGCGTCTATAGAATCTTCATTTGCTTCTTCTAATTGTTCTTTTCCTTCAACTGCATACTTGTTGTCATAAGAATCTGGATATACTGCATCTAAAATTTTCCAGTATTCATCAAAATCATACACTTTGCCATTCACTTCTACATCCATGGGATATGCATCAAAGTGTTCTTTATGGTCGTCAACGTAATCTTTAATATCAGCCGCAACATTTTTTAATTTTGATTCTACGACTTGTTTGACTTTAACATCAAATTCTTCGTCATAAGATTCAGCATGTATGGCTGCCATATGGGCATTATATTTTTTAGTTCCCTTTTTATGTGGGCTTTTGCCTTCTGTTATTGTTTGTAATATGCCGTCTTTCATAGTATTTTCCTCGTTTATGCTTTCTTGTAGAAACTTATAAAATGAATGTTCGTCCCAGTTCTCATTCATTGTTTCTTTATTACCAACTTTTCTTTTAAATATTTCTATAATATCGTCTGGAACATCAGTGATGCTATATAAGTCCTGTAGCATTTGAGTTAATTTAGTGTCGTCACTTTGTGCAATCATGTTTCTAATTTGTGATGCACTGTTTATTTCTTGTCCTCTTACTTTAAATTTAAATGTAGGAGTGGTTGCTATATAACCACGTGTTGCAAATGTTTCAGCATCATTGAGATTAGTCCACTTCTGTAAGTATGCTGGTTCACCATTCTTCTTTAACTTGAGACCATTAGAGAAATCAAATCTCGGGTCTTCTGCCATGTCTTTTTCTGATACTGCAAACACCATAACTGTAGTATCCTTATCAAATCTTTCCATGATTTCGATAGATTGATATGGGGATTTTGTTTGAACTATATCACTAGGAGAAACTCCAGCAAGTATCATCATCTTTCGCTTTTCTTCAAAAGTAAAAGGTGACCTGTCGCCATCTACTTTGCCAGAGGTAGCAATGAATACTTTTGCATTGCTGTACTTCTCTTTTAAGTATTTGTATACTTTGCCGTGGCCAATATGAAATGGATGAAAACGACCTGGATATATAATAACCAAGTCTTTGCCACCATCTTCTAGTAATTCTGATAAATTCATTAAATATCTCTACATAAAATTATACTTAATTGTATTTATCATTTTAAAGTGCAGAGACAAAAAAAATCCCAGCGAGAGCCGGGATTAGACAGTAAGTTGGTTTTTATTACCAGAAAAGTCTTTCGTACCAAGGACGATTTGCTTTTCGATACTGACCCATAGCCTTAAGAGCCTCTAATAACTCTGATAATATGTTAGAATTGAGGATATATCGCTCTTTCTGAACTAATATCTGCAACTCTCTCATATTAAGTTT